CAAAAAACGGTTCGTATGTATCGTGAAAAAACTAGCGGAATGTTTGGAAACTTTAGCGCAAGTCTTGCACTAAAAGGATATAATGATAAATTATACGGAACTGGTGCATATAATAGCTATTGCCGCGATGTTGTTTATGATAATTGTGTTAAAAAAGATTTAGGAAATCTTCCTGCAAAACTAGAGCGTGCATTGCGTGGAGTAGAAAATCCTATTGAATATCCAATTGATATTACAATTGATAATGGATTGTCTACAATATGGGCTACACGTTATGCAGTTGCAGCAGATCATTGTATCACTGATCCAACTGTTTGCTATAATTTTGATGATACGTATTATGTAAATACGGATTCTTTAAGTCCGTATGATGGAACAACAATAAATTCTGCTATTCAGGATGGTTGGGAAGTAATCTATAATATTTTCGATTCTTTTGCAAGATTTACCCGAAAAGCAGCAGGAGGTGTTCCGCACTTACATATTCAAGATCCGCTTCGTCAAATCTTTGTTAATGGTAAAGATTATAAAGTTGTACAACGTCAAAAACAATTGTATCTTGATCCAAATACTAATCAGCCATCTGAGAAATATTCTACTTTTGGAAGAAATATTTACAGCTATCTACGCAACTTGTATCAAGGAATTAATTCTTCATATAGTGTCAGTTATGCTAACTGGGTTAAAGGTTATGATTCTAATACAGATAGTTATACTTGGTATGGTCCAAGCTCATTCCAAGCTGCACTATTAGCCCGTAATGATGCAAATCAATATCCTTGGACAAGTCCACTTGGAGTTAGTAATGGTCAATTAGCAAATGTAGTTGATCTTGCTATTAATCCAAATCAACGTGAACGTGACTTGATTTCAAGAATCGGGTTAAACCCAATTGTTCGTTTCCCAGAAGGTTATCTTAACTGGAATAGCACAACTCTATTAAAAGAAAGTTCTGCATTAAAAGAGATTTCTATTCGTAGAGGTGCATTGTGGTTAGCGAAAAGTATTCAAGGGAATCTTGTTCAATTTATCGGTCAACCGAATAATATTACAACAAGAACGCGAGTAAACAATACTCTTAAACCAATCTTGGATTATATGAAAGATAATGGTGGATTATACGACTATCTATTAGTGTGTGACGAAAGAAATAACACAAGTGCTAGTATTGATCAAGGAGTATTGAATATTGCAGTATATATTCGTCCTACAAGACCTGTTAAGTACATCCTAGTGGATCTAGTAGTAACTGGTACTGGAGTTAATTTTAACGAATTGATTTAATAAGATTAAAAACGAAAAAAGGGGAGATGGCAACATCTCCCCTTTTTTTATTTTACTGAATGTTTTTGTTTCCAAACTTCCACTCTCTTGTAATAATCTAATAACAGAGTAGAATTAACAATCATTTCTCCAGAAACTAGAAAATCGTCTTTTATTTTTTCTTTTACTGGAGGAGTAGAGTATTGAGTTAATGGAGGTTTAGATGGAAAATCCGTTATTCCATAAGTTTTATTATTTTCTAATATTCTACAAGAACATAGGAAAAAACAACAAGTTAATAAGATTTTTTGCATAGGATACTTTTATTTATAAGTAGCATATATGAATGACAGAGTTTCTGATCAAAATTTAGACGAAATTTTGCAAGCATTAGCTGTAAGCAATATTGAAACAAGTGATAAAAATATAGAGAGTCCAAGTAGTGAAAAATATACAATGCTTTCTGAAGAAGATGAAATTGCAAAAACAATTCAAGAACTGGACAGTTTAATTAAAACGAATGCAGAAATTTTAGAAGAAGCAAGACAATTAGTAAAATCTACTGGAGACGTAGAAATGATAGAAGCATATTCAAGTCTTGGAAAAGCTCAAAGCGAAGCATTTAAAAATAAAGTTAAATTGTTAATGGAAAGACAGAAAAATAAAATTGTAAAAGAAACTAAAGAAAAAGAAACATTTGTTAAAGAAAAATTAGTCGATTTTACAATTAGTCAAGGAAATGAAAAAGTAACTGCTGCACCATCCACACTAAATCAAACAAATATTATTATGAGTGGAACCAGAGAGGAAATGTTCGAAATGATTTTGAAAAAGAAAGAAAAAGAACTATTAACAATTGATTTAGAATCGCAAATTAAACCATAAAAGATTTAATTTCCAGCTAGTTTAGAGAGTTGTTTTTCTATTCTTTGTTTTTGTCTTAAAAGACGTTCTTCTTTTTCTTTTTCTGTTTTGATTTTCAATTTTCTTTCCTTTTCTTTTCGTTCTTCCAGAATTTTCTTGTCTTTTTCTATTATATGTGCAATAGCATCTTTTGCATACGTTGGAGAGTCTTTATAAATTATTAAATAACAATCTTTTTCGCCGATTGCATTGCTTCTGGCATTATACTCATCCACAAATCGAATTAATTTGTCATGATCAGAATCATTTATTTCTTCAAAATCTGAATCATTTAACACAATATATCGAAAGATATCTTCATATGTATCATCGTTATAATCATATTTTTTGCCGTAAACTTTAACTAATTTTAAAAACATATTTCTATATTATACGGGTAAACATTTAAATGTCAAATACTTTTCCAAACATATACTTTTGTTCCACAATCCCAAATTCTACCGAACTGCAATTCTTTCATTATATCTTTTTCAGTTTTTGATAAATCTACTTCTGGATATTTCTGTTTTATTTTAGCTTTGGTGAAGTTGGACCTATGCATTCTTTTCAAAGGATTTTTCTTAGGGAAATAGAAATATCTTGGTTCTGAATCATGAGAATATTTGAATTTCAATGCGGTATATAAATTACCATTACTAATTCTTTTATCAGCATATGATATAATACTTTGTGGAGAATGGTGTTTTATAAAATAAGATAATAGACGACTCGCACCGCCAACTACATTAGTGAATTTTTTATTACAAAATCTAATTAATTCATACTGCACATGTTTATTATAACGAGGAACACCAAATGTCATTAAACTTACCAACTCATTATCATAGTACAGACCTAATTTTATTTTAGATTGGTCTTCACCTTGAATATGATTATTATTTAAAAATTCGTTCTTTTCTGAAATATCCACGTCGCGTATTTGACAATTTCTGGCATATATTTTATTATTACATTTTTTTAATTTTTGTTGAATTATTGATTTGATAATATCCATTTTAAAAATCAATTCATCTTCAAAAAAATGTAATAATTGAATATTTCTTTTCTCACACTCAGTAGTTTTGTTTAAATGATAATTTATGGAGCTTAATAACTCCTCAGAGTGCCAGTAATTTCCATTACACTCAATACCAATATTTTGTTCAGGCACAAGGATATCAATTTCTTGCCCATTTAAAATTGTTCTATCATTTCTTTTATATTTCACATTTAATTGATCTAAAAAGTTTTCTAGAATTTTATGAGTTTTGGATGCACTGCATTTAGGGCAAGAATGTCCTATATTGCAATGTGAATATGCCACTCTTTCAAATATTGAACAGCATTCTTTGCATTTTATTTGAATATAATCATGACTATGAAAAGACTCTGGAATTAAAGTATAATCAAAGATATCTCCATGTTTCTTAATAGATAATTCAATAAATTCATCCTTAGTATTTTTCACTAATTCTGCATGTAAAACTCTTCCACATTCAGGACATCCGCGTTTACTTTTTTTCAAATTATTAGGAGTTATAGAAAACTGTGAGTTATGAATCTTACAACGCACATTTCCTTTAATTTTATCTGTTACATATGAAAAATTGGAGAAATCTAAATTTTCCTTTTGCCACTCATTCAGATTTTTCAAAAATTCATCTTTAGTAAATTTAAATCTGTTTCTTACTGATTCGTTTTTGCAGAATTTACATCCCTGACCGCTTAGATGGGCACTTGCTCTTTGTTCAAATTCTCCATGAAGAGGACAAGCTATTTTCAATTTATCTCTAGTAGATGTAAAAACAGTTTGGCCGTAATTATACTTATTATTATGAATTCGATTTGATTTATCAATAAAATCAGATAATGTTAAGTTTTTCTTAGGCATATACAATACTAATATACTTATCAAAAAAGTCAACTATTACTTACTCCGAAAGAATGGTATTTAATTAAATAAAAAACCCGCTAGTTTCCTAGCGGGTTTTCTTTTCTTACGAATTTAGCGATTAGCTAAGGTAAGTGTAGTTGACTGTTGATGGATTTGTTACTCCAGTAGAAGCACCACATGTTGTAGCATGTCCAGTATTCAAGTCACGGGCAATAATTAAGTGGTAGAAGTTACCAGAACCGAATAAGTTGTCAATAACCCCATAACGAGTCATCATTCCCACGTTCGGGGTAAATGTATGAGGACTGATAGTTCTTTGTACTAAAACAGGAATGTATGGGCAATAAACGATACCAGTATCCCAGAACTCACTTCCTTTATAACCTAATAGAGCATACTCAACAGGTTCTGCACGAACTCCCGCCAAATATTGTGCCTCTGTACGAGTGTCACGATAAATATTGAATTGTCCAGCAAGTGTTCCTACGCGAGCAACACCGTTAGGATGTGTTTGAATTGCACTAGCAATTTCAAATGCGCGGAATTCAGGCAATAGTTGAAGAATTGTACAAACTTTCGGAGTTGCGATAATAAAGTTCGCAGGACCACGACGGTTACGAATAGCGATACGGTTTGCTTCTACAACGATTTTCGCATAGAAATCAACCCCACGTTCCGCGAACCAACGTCCGTCTGCAAGTTGTGGTTTCCAGACACTATATCCATTACCAAATCCTGCATTAAGAGCAACTTGGATCATACGAATAACCATTTCACGGTCAATTTCTGCTTGAATTTCATAGCTCATCGCATTTGTCATTTCAGCATCAATATCAATACCGTTCATGTTCATCAAGTCTTGCTCAAGTTCCATGCTCCAAGAAGTTCCTAAACGACGAGTACCAGCTTCAACAGCTTGTTTCTCAATTTTTAGGCTCATTGTTGGAATATTGCTGCTTGCTTCAAAATGTGAAAGCAATTGAGCAACACCCATATCTTGCGGAGTGAAGTCAAAACATGAACCAGATGCAGTGGTCGAATTAGTTAGACCTAGTCCAGAAAGACCAGCAGCAGTAATACCAGTATGTGCAGTGAATAGTTTATTATATCCTGCTTCATCTGTGTCACCACCTTTCCATTGACCTAAACCAGAACCTCCACCTTGGAATGGAGCACTTGCCGGATTCCATTTAGTGGATGCTTCTGTACATCCTTTATCGCTATAAGGGCTACATGCTAGGGAATCGTCATCATAAAAATAACGAAGAGCAAATGCTAATCCTACAGGACCGCTCATTGGTTGAACACCAACAATCTCATGAGTAATTAACTCAGGGAAAGTACGACGAATCATTGGGATAAGGGTTTTTGGCAAACGTGCATCACCCGGTGCATACCAATCAGAATTACCGCCAGTTCCCGGACCAGTGTTGCCGTATTGTCCAGAACCGTATCCTGCACTTGAACCAGAATCGCCACCACCCCAAGGAGTTGTGGAAAGGTTGCTTACAGAACCCGCATTCATTGTGCCACCTGCTTCTTGTACCATAGTACGAGGCATGTGACCGTTTTGGCGAAGCCAATTTTCTTGGTTTTCGCACATAAGGGCAGTTGCTAAACGCTTCTGATACCCTTCAATTTGCTTAGTTTGATTATCAGTAAAATCAAGGATCTTACTCCATTTAGTTATTAGGGCTTTTCCTCTTTCTTTAGAAATCATTGAGGGAGCCGCATCTACAAAGTTACTACTTGTTAGTGATTGCATATATTTTTATTTATTGTTTTTTGTTATTTTCTGTAATTCAATCCACTTAGATACAAGTTTTCCATAGGGTTGCTCGGATTAACTGTTTCATTGGATTTTTTAACAGATTCGTTTAATATCTCATCGGCTACCCTGTTCCGATCAACGATAAATTGTTTATTCTCATTCAATA